CCGCGCCTAAGAAAGCAGCCGACCCCGACAAAGGACAGGTCTCTGCAGCGGCTATTGGTTCAATTAACTTTTCTCTCTGATCAATCATGGTTTTTATCGCTGGACAATTTGCGGCTGATGAAATTCTTTGTCAGGTCCCACCGCACACACTCCGTATCGATCTTCAGCAACGTCGCTGGAAGTCGGATACGGATCCCGATCAGGCAATCACAGATTCCAATGACAACGGAATCCCTATTTCATTTGTACTGCTCGGGTTTACTCCCTTCTATGGGAACCTCGGTATGCGAAACCGTCAGGAGTTCATTCGGGTCGCGTTTATTGGTGTTGACCCTACTCATCGTCTGCTTCCTAGTCGATGTGTTGCAACTGCTGTTATCTCTGGCAAGAGTAGTCAAAAGAACTTCATCTCGTATTTTCAGACCTTATACAACAACCGCATTAACGTTGCGGAGGTAGTCACGCAGACTAAGTTCGTTCAGAAAAGTTTTACTCAGACTGACCCCACAACGGGCGCAGATACGGGTAAGGTCAATTACAACGTACTCGAATTCGTTGACCGACCGGCTAAAGACGACGAAGAAAAAGCCCTCATTAAAGATATTAACGAGTGGCTCCAAGGGGATGGAGGAGATCTGGTATCAAGTGCACTTCGTTCTCATATCTCCGGTGCGAATCTGGTTGAGTTACCTCTCGGATCAGACCACGCGGAGATTAAGGCGGCTTTTGACGAAAAGCATCCTCAACTTGAAGGAGACAAGGCTGTTGGGCTCAGTGCTCTACCCGCAGGCGCTGGTGAACCCAAATCCACCCCTCCCGAAGTCAAATCAGAAACCAAAGAATTGACTAAGGAACAGAAGGAAGCGTTGAAAGCAGCGGGGTTATCGGTGTAAATTACGAGTTCCACACACCACATCTAAGCCGTTGGTTAACCCCAGCGGCTTTTTTATTTCTCAAGAAGGGTCTTCAAGTTCGGAAGATCAACTCCCATGTCTGATACTTCCTTAGCCAAGTTTTTGAAAAGTCTTTTCTGAACAAGGAAGTTAGCGTGAAGCAGATCTAAAATCTCAACTAAGTCTTCCTTCTTGTCTACCTTCTGTGCACGGGACATAAAATTATGATGATAAAACTGTTGTTCTAACGTCATATACTCACTCAACCTTTTAACTAGATCATTCCCATCCATGAGCTTCTACCGGGTTCCCGACAATATCCTCAATCCTATTGTGAAAAAGGATTTTTTATCAGGACGGATCCTGTTACCTCTTGACACCGATGGACAGCTGGAGTCTCAGCTAAGGTCTCAGGGATACACAGATTGCATCAGGGCAGACAATGATACCGATCACCTCGATGCTGCTTGGTGGAAAGGCTTACCTAAGTTCGATTGGACCTTGGCGATTACCCAAGGTGTCCGTGGAAACATCCAATGGATCATCGAACCCGGTTACGAACTTGCTACTAGGGGTCTTATTATTCTTGACCGCTTGACGTTTCTAGAGCCCACACGGGCAAGATCAGAATTTTTACTTGAGAAACCTTTGTCCAACCTTATTATTTTGAACCCAAGGCCTGTATTTCGTGCTGACCAAAGACAAACAAAAGACTCTGTAACTTCTGTGTGGATGATATATGACAAAACGATTTCAAAAGGTAAAGGGACAAATATTGATTTCGATGTAAGCTGGCAACGACCAAAATCCTTTTTATGAGAAAATGAAAGGCAGGTTGCAACTCCTCTTGAGTCAGTGGATTGAAACACAACAAGAAACAAATAAGAAACTAGATACCATTGCGTCGCTTTTGGTGAGTAGCCAGATACTGCAAGAGTGTGTAGGTCACGACGGACAAGCTAGGGCGGCTGATGAAACTGCTGAATTAGTCGCAGATTCATTCTCTGCAGCTCGTTGCCTACTCAGCGAGTTAGATCAAAGAAACAGAGACTTTGAATACCAAAAGAGTGAGTTCTTTATCGAAGAAGAGAGCAGTGAAAACAGAGACAATGGCAACGGTCTAGCTCAGTTCTAGTATTAAGTAAAAGAAAAAATATGGATACACGTAAAACTATTAACGGTCTTCGGCACTACAAGTGCCCAGGAGTACCTGACTACCTTCCTTCAGTCACTTCAATTTTAAGTAGTACTCAATCAGCGAAGACGCAGCAAAAGCTGGCTCATTGGAACATCATGAACCCAGGAGCTGCAGATGCTGCAGCAGCACGAGGGACTTGGATCCACGAAGCAACTGAAAACCACATCAGAGGGTTAAGAGTTGTCCCACCAGAAGCTTATGCTCCTTTCTGGAAAGGAGTGCCCGAAAGAGTCGATGAAATTCTTGAAGGCGGAAGGGTGCTCTGGTCTGAGCGACCGTACAACCAACCGAGTTGGTCTAAATATGTCGGGGATGATGGCGTAGGAAGAATCTTTTATTACGACGAAAATACTAAGCACGGTTATGCAGGTTGCTGTGACCTTATCTATATGGATAACAACGCAGAGATTGTTCTAGCTGACTTCAAGACGAGTGCAGGTCCCTACAGTGCTAGATTTCCGAATAAAAAATCAAACGTTGACGATAAAACTAAGAAAGCACTTATATCGGGAGTATTCAAAGTAAAGAAAACACGATTACAATTAGCTGCCTACAAACTGGCGGCTGAAGCATGCTTAGGTATCAAGATAAATAAAACACAAATTATCGTGTCGACCCCGATGGAAGATTATCAAACTCAGGTCTTTACGTTCGGCGAGAGCGAGGTTGAAAAAGACGAGATCGCGTGGCTGGCCCTTGTCGATAAATTCTTTAACGAAGTACGACCTAACGCCGCCAAGTCTTAAAACTTCGTCTTTAAGCCTGCCGAAACCCGAAATTTAAGGCAGAATGGTGGGACAACAAAACACGTCATGCAATTCATTTGTTCGGTAAACAGCAAAGTAGTCAGTGCGCTTGACGCTGTTACGGGCAAAATTGAAGAAGGTGGTGACTTTAGATCTTTCAACAGTAACTGGAAGTCGAAAGAGCTTGATGCCTTAGGTATCGCCGATGAGGTTGCACTCAGGAAAGGACTCTGCGCGTGGCATTTAGTTGACGGCAAGAGGGTTAAAGACGGCACCGGTTTAATCCACGCTGGTCTGATTATTATCGATATTGATAACCAGGCTGACGGTAAAGATAAAGACGGAAACAAGATTCAGAAACAGGAGCTGACTTGGCAAGAAGCTCAAGAACTGGATATCTGTAAGAAGTATTTATCACTTGCCTATGATTCTCCATCCACAACGGAATCGTGGCCTCGCTTTAGGCTTGTTTTCGGCTTAGAGAAACCTATCATCGATGGTGAGTTTTACCAGTGGTTTACTCGTGCAATCTCAAAAGATATTCCTGGTTCTGATATAAGAGCAACGCAAGTTCCTAACCTTTTCTACGGAACTAAATCTGCAGAAGGGCTCTTAACAATCACAGACAAATTTATCCCAGCTGAAAAGATTGACGAAGCCTTAAAAGTATTCCATTCACTTCCGAAGGAAGAAAAAGGTGATCGCTTCGATGTGGTTGAAGCGTTAAACAATGTAACTGTAGAAGAAGATGGAATCGACTTTGAAAAACTTCTAGCAAAATCTGTTGCAGATATCCTTCACGGAAAGCCCGTCGACGACAGAAGCCTTGCCGTTACAAGAGCTGTTAAAGAAATCCTGGGTTGGACTAATTGGCTTCGTGACAAAGGGATCTCGTCACGGGTCTCACCCTTGACAGTAGCACATCGTGCGTTCTATGCTGTCTATGCGTATCCAGCGGAGGTAGACGGCAAATTTACACGCATCGTCGAAAGCATCAGAGATGTTGAGGCGATCAGACCAGCTATTGTTATGGCATCGGAGCATGACGATATTGCAGCCTGGAAAAGGCTGAAATCCGTCAATATCGATGTCTTTAAGGATGTCGCACCTGACGAAATCCAAGAATCGGTAAAACAAGCACGAGCTAAAGCTATCGATTCCATTTTGACTTTCGATGACTTTTCGCTGGACGAAAAAACTTCGGTGTCGCACACAACAACATCAACAAAAACAAAAATGAAAAACTCAGAAACTTCTGTCCCTGAGACACCAGCTCAGTTAGTCAACCTGCAGAATGCACAGCAGCAAAACAGAGCTTTTGCCGAAAACGATGTAGCTGAGATCATCGCTACAAACCAAGGGGATAACTACCTTTACGACAGCACCCACGACAATTTCTACACCTACGACGAAGACAGCGGAGTCTGGTACGTCCAGGACGAAATGCATGTCAAGCGAAGGATTGTTAACGCCCTAGACACCTTTGTTTCAGCTGGAGTGCTCCCCAAGTACGCAGCATCAACAGTAAACAGTGTTTACGCGATGCTTCAAGCCAAGATGCTTAAATCTCTGGACGGAGGACGGACAAGCATTTTCAGCAAGGGCAGAAAACACATACCTTTCGCTAACGGAGCTTTAGACAGCGACAACTTTGAATTCAAACCTGGAAAAAACAAAGAACTTTATTTCAGGTCTCGCCTTCTCTACGACTGGGACCAAGACCGCGAGTGCCCCAAGTTTTTGGCTTGGATGGATGCGTCACTTCGTCAGGGTCAAGCAAAACTAATTCAAGCGTTTGCTCGAGCGCTTCTTACTGGCTACACGTCAGGTGAGCGGTTCTTGCACTTAGTAGGACCAGGCGGCACAGGTAAGTCGACGATGCAGCAGCTCATGATTGCTCTCGCGGGATTCAATAGCACCCACACGTCGAGCTTGGAATTAATCGAGATGAATAAGTTCGAGACTTACAACTTGATTGGCAAAAGACTACTCCTCCTTACTGACGAATCAAATTACAACAAGCGGATGGACGTGCTCAAAAAGCTGACTTCAGCTTCGGACACTCTGCGAGCTGAACGGAAGTACGGAAAAGAAATTATTAGCTTTAAGCCTGAGTGTTTGGTGTGCATAGCTAGTAACGAACACATCAGCTCCAACGACTCGACCAGCGGTCTGGAACGACGTCGCCTGACAATTGTTATGGACAAGGTTGTCCCAGCTAGTCAGCGTCGCCAGCTTCTTGACGTTTATGACGACAGGCTCGAAGGAGAGTTTGTGGAAGAGCTTCCAGGCATTGTTTCTTGGGCTCTCTCAATGTCTTTTGCTGAGATGAGGGATGTATTAGCTAACCCTGTTAAGCATGCGCCTTCGCTAGCGCAAACGAATATCGATGCCCTTGTCTTTAACAATCAGTATGTGGCTTGGATGGCTGAGTGCTGCTTATACGCTCCTAACACAGCCACACATGTCGGACGAGGCGCCGCCAGACCAAGTACTGACGAATCTGAAAAAGGGATGTTCGTCAAAAACTCCTACAGCGAGCTCTATGCAAGTTACGCAAACTTCTGTAAATCATGTGGGTACAAACCTGCTGCTAAACCTCGCTTCGTAGAAAGAACACTAGAAACTCTGTGCAACATCCTTAAGTTGCCTCATTGCAAAGCAACAACCAAATCGGGAATGCCGGCTATTAAGGGTTTGCGTCTGAAACCTTTTGATCTAACATCGGATCGCGCCTCTCATGGTGACACGAGGCTTCCGAACCCTGTGGAGTTTGCCCAGGAGCCCGATTTTTCTAAGTGGGAAACTAGTTTTCAAAAACACGATGCCGACACCTAAAGCATTTCCTCTCACTATCTTTTTCGGTGGTGCTGCGGCGATTGCCACGGCGTTAACAGCTCCTCAGTTTGTTGGCGCCCCTCTCAGCTTTATTGGCGGTGCGCTGGCCGGCATCTCAATCGCAGACAGAAAAGCTTTGCGAGTTCGAGAAGGCTCTGACGTTGCTCACCGAGTAAGTGGAGCGTTTAGTGCTTTGTACGAAAGAAACCGTGGTCTTATCGACCCAGTCGAGCTTTCGTTTGTAGCAAACGTGAGCTTGGATCAGTCGTATGATTTTCTAGTCGCCCTAGCTGAAACCACTGGGGCCACTAAAATTAATAACAAACAGGGTATTGGAGCTGTCTTTAACTTTCCGCACAGCGCAAACGTTTTAGACGAATTGACAAAAAATGCTCAAAACTGGGCACAGCAGCAAACTGCTGCACTTACCCAAGAACTTGAGCAGCATCGTCAAATGATTCGTGCAGCCCAACTAGCTCATGTTACGGCTCCACGTCAGGCTCCTACCCCTGAAAATCCTTGGAAAGAACCGTCTTGAGTAGCGCCGAACCAGAATACACGGTCGACATGGTCGCCGACGGAACAATGTATCGTGTAGCCGTAGAAGAGGACGGTATTATGTGCGCGACATATGTGTCGAGCATGCACCTTGTTGAAGAAAAAGTACCGTATCTGCGTCAGAAGGTACGGGATATTGCCCGAGAAGCTTTTCTGAAGGATAGAGAAGATGTCTGAGGAAGAATTCCAAGATCAATTTGATCAAGAAGTCGAGAAACTCTCAGAAGAGGATCAAAAACTTCTTGATCAAGCCTTGGCAAATTTGATGGGGTTTATCGAGGAAGAAACTACCATCGGTTACTGGATCGAAGAAGATCAAGAAATATCAGACAAAAATCGCCAACCATCCAACGAATGATCGTCTGTAGCCACAACGGCTTTGATCACGGTGGGGAGCTCTAAACCGAGGATCATCGCGATCTGACGAGCGATCATCTGGTGCTCTAGCTGCGTGTCTTCCTTGGCTCTCAGACCTACGTAATGCACCCAAGAGCGCACAGAACCGTTTGCGTGGAGTCTGGTGGGTGTATACAGAGGAAGAATATTTCTGGCGCATTCCCGTGCCACGCCCGCCTCTAGCATGTCCTGATACAAAGAATAAAGTTGCGCGTCGAGCAAGTAAATTCGATCGCGGAACTGAGCTAAGAGATGGGGGTCAATCTCTTCGGTACTGGACTGACGATTTTTCTCTGCCTGTTTTCGGATATGAAACTCAGAGGGACGGTCATGGATATCGCCCGGAATAGTGTCAAAAGGATTTGTGTATCTCTGCGACAGCTCCTGGAAACACAGAGATTTATGGCGAATCAGCTGAGCCGAGATTGCCCTCGAAGTAATAATTTCGAAACTGACGTTCGCTTGCTCAAGAATGGACCAGTGTCCATGTTTGATGCAGTAAGAAAGTAGTCTGGCGTACTCTTCTCGATCAGGGTTCGAAGTCGAGACTCGGGCGTGACGAGCAATTACTTTTTCTGCATCGGGCGTAATCCAGTCCAGCTTTACCGAGTGCATGCCCGAAGTTTGACTCGGATCACACTACCTCAGCTGCGTGGAAATGTCTGCTGATAACGCAAGCGAGAAGTAAGTTCTGAAGGATTACTTACTGCTCGAACCATATCGGAAGGACGCATGCCGAGAGCCATACCTGCTAAACGAGTAGGACCCATTTGCTCGCTACGCATCGTCACTTTTTACCCCCGAAGAACTGTTCTTGTAAGGAGATATCATCGGCACGACGATAGTCCTGGGCGTACATCATTTGATTGGGGTCCTGAGTGTTCAGGAAGTTTTGCTGGGGCAAAAGAGTCAAAGCTTGAACATTGCCACGCATGGTCGGGTCCTGAGCCATCGCTGTCTCGGCGATGTACTGCTCCTTAGGGATGTCGACAGCGCGTTCAGGGAGGGGAAGATCTTTGTGGTTGTAACCTGCAGGTCCCGTCATTTGGGCCGACTTAGTGATGTTCCCTTCTGCGTAAGGCAGAGGGTTTACAGGCGATCGAAAGTAGGTGCCCTGATCGATGTTGTACTGAGTGAAGACTCGGTTTACATCGTCGGTATAAGCTTGCCTGCGTGCAGTAATACTGATGTCATCATTCATATAAGCCGCAGGGTTTGCCATAGGCATCCCCAAAGGCTTAAGACCGGGCATAGGTCCAAGACCACCGGGTCGCTGTAAAAAATTAGTTTGTTCCATAGATCTAGTTTAACTCCGTTTAGGCTGTCGCTCGCGATTAGTTTTTTCTTTAATTACCCGAATATTCGAAGAGTTGTTGTTCTCCGGGTTGAAATCTTTGTGATCGACTTCTTTTCCGTCCCCCCTAGATACTCTGCCAGACCTTTCCAAATGTCTACGAGCTTTGTTACGCGCAGCTCGACGTTTCTTTTGGCGTTCAGTACCATGGTAATCATTATATTCTTTTTTGTAATCACGTTTTGCCATATACAAATTCTACAATCCTTTAAACTAAATTATCAGCTTCAAATACTGTGCCCGTACCAAATACCTCTCCAAACATCGGTGGTTGGTATCAACAACTTGATCGAAAGTTGGGAGGTGTTCTGCCTGGAGGAGGGACACCAATACAGCCAGAAGTTTTAAATCGACTCCCAGGGCCAGTTAACCTTGGTTACAGGTATGCAACGGGAACAGGAAATAAAGATCTAGAACTTTCACAGCAGTTTATGAGAGGAGCTGTTGAAGAAGCTTTAAAAAAAGGTCCAATGCGACCAGGTGAAGTTAGGGCTGTAAACCCTTATTCGACGGACTACCCAACACCTGGTATCGATACAATTCCAACAGCTCTAGGTCAGCCCACACTGGGAGATACAAATCCGAGTGCGGCTCCATACCGATACACACTTGGTCGTTACAACGTATATGACGAAGGTGACCGGTACGTTGTGCGCGATAGATTCGACTTAGAGAATGAGATGGAACCTAAATCTTTAACACAACCAGGCAGGCAAGTAGCAGAAGGTGTGTTTAGAAGTCTCATTGGTGTAATCGACCCCACGGAGTTCCTGCGAGCCTACTTAAACTTCAGGCAGAATCCTCCAGCAGGGTACGACATCGAATTTTCGGTGCCAAAAAGCTACGGGACTAACGTCGGTCCCTAGGAAGTAAGCGATCTAAAGTCGCAACAGCATCGAAGTGCATGTCGCGCTGTTCTTCACCGCATGCGCGGCACCACTCATCCCACAAGCCGGTGTAAAGACCGTTGTCGCGCCCAGATTGTTCGTAAAGATATTGAATAAATTCTGCTTTTTGATTTTCTTTGTCGATGTCCCAGTTCTTGTAAATCTTGGTGTAATCAGTCATTGTTTGGCTTGAATGTACCAACCGGAACTGTAGCCCTTTTCGAGCATCCAGCGAGGACCTAAGTACTTTTTGGAATATTTCAGATACGCACCGTTTTTAGATGTGTAAACACCACTAAAACAGTCAAGCTCCCCCAAAGGGTCGTTAACAATAATATTTTCCTCGTCTTTGGTCAGCCCCACGGCGCAGATCCAGTGTCCAGAACCCATCGGGTTCTCAACAGGGCCGAAATGCAAGATACCCATAGGAACTGGAACACCTTGTCTTAGTAAATTTTGAATTGTCTCCCAATTACCGTCCTGCCTAAATTCAGCGTTAACACCGTACTGATCGAGAGCTTTTATCTGAACCCAGGCCTCGGTGCCTTCACCGATATCACTTACGTCCTCAAAGTATTCTTCCCAATCGTTAAAAGCATCCGGCCTTAAAGTCTTAAGTAACATGGCACAACTACTGCTGAAGCAAGTTCTATCTACATCATCAAAGTCGCTTCTAGCCGAGTAATAAGGTGTGCTTAGTTGAATATGATGCCTTGGTTTATACTCTATTTTTTCATCTAAATCATTTATTACTTTCCAATCAGGAGCATAAAAAAACCAACTTTCTTTAGTGTCGCCCTTTAAGACTACTTCTCTATAGAGAGATCTTGCCGTAGTAGTAATCTGTTCCCATTCCCAAGCAGCATTCTTGGGCACAAATAACTTTTCTTCGGGTTCGATAGACCTATGATCGGCAGGGAGCCGTGTGAGCCATGTATCTTTCTTTGCAAGTAGAGACTGACCAAGAAGTGGATGCTTATCAGCACCGATCAAGATCTTTCCTTCTCTTTTCACACTTTTTGACCGTTTCCTCAATGGAGACATAATAAGAGGAAGAAGTACGACCGCCTTCTTCCATAGATTCTTTTATTTTTTCAGCAAAGAAGCACTCCAGATCAGAGGGGTCGTTCATGGTCCACGTAACTCAGTCACTCTGCTTCGAAAATTATCAACTAGCAACGCAATAGCAGTAGCTCCACATCCTGTAACTAAAGCCTCTGACCACACTGGGCCAAAGTGAGTCGGATGAGTTACTAAATCACTTATAAATGTGAAAAAACCAATCAGGATAGCACTTTTTACGGCATTAACTTTCTTAAGAAGTAAGCAGCATACAGAGTAAGCTATAGCAGCCCTTATTCCTGTGTAATACGCTGTGACAACATGAGACCAACTGATGATACTAAGGTCACCTTGAGTCATTGCGACCATACAAGGCACCCAGGCTTCCCCGAACTTCTCAGGGAAGCTGTTTATCGCTCTAACCAAGCGGTTCATAAAAACGAGACACCAGATCTGTTTTAGATCTAGGCCACTAATGCAGTCACTCGGTACTCAGAAGCACTGCGATCAGTGCGGTGGACGTAAAGGGTTGCCGTGTCGCCCGAAGTCACGGAAAAAGCCACACCGCTGTTCTGGCGGCGAGTCATTTTCGGTGCTTCAGCAGTTCCGTCTTCGACTCCATCGGAACCAACAACAGTGATACCGCTAACCCCAAAGGCTTCTGCCTCCAGAAGAAAAGTTGCGAGACCGGTACTGCCGTAAGTAATTTCGTAAACGTCGGAGAGAGGGTACTTACCATCACCGGCAAAAGAACGATACGAGTTGATATTCACGTTCAACCCATCTTCTGTGCGAATCTGCCCGAATCGGGTGATGCCAGCAGGAGCAGCACCTAACTCACGGTTGAAAGTAGCTT